CCTCCTCGCAAGTGATTACACATTTTTTAAAACTTGGATCAGAACGCGAACGATTAGAGAGAGAACGATTGGAAGAAGAAAACCAACTTCTTAGAGCAAAAACCAAAGCACTCGAAGATAGTGCCGATATGAAAGAGATGTATGAGAGAGCTATAAAAGTAATGCGTGATTATGCGGGAGTGAACGATGCGGACGAATATTAAAACTTATTCTGAGTTGATTCAAATACCGACATTTGAAAAACGTTTCGAATATCTTTGCTTAAATGGTCGAGTTGGCGAAGATACATTCGGTTTTGATCGATATCTAAATCAATTATTCTACAGATCGAAAGAGTGGCGTTCCATTAGAGACAAAGTGATATTTAGGGATAATGGATGTGATCTCGGTATAGCCGGACGAGAAATTTATGGGAAGATACTCATACATCATATGAATCCGATAAGCAAAGAAGATATTTTACAGAAGAGTAAGTTTCTTCTTAATCCAGAATATCTCATTACAGTAACAAAAACCACGCATGATGCAATACATTACAGTGATTCAGATCTTTTATACAGAGATCCAGCAGTGCGAAAGAAAAACGACACATGTCCTTGGCGACATGATTGATCTTAAGAAGGTGATATGAATATGAATGAGAGTATATTAACATCGATTAAAAAAATGCTCGGTATAACAGAAGAATATGAGTATTTCGATACCGATTTGATTATACACATCAATACGGTCTTTATGATTTTAAAACAGCTTGGTGTTGGACCGCCAGATGGTTTCAGTATAATCAACAAAACCAATACATGGGACGAATTTCTGTCGGACAACAAAAAATTGGAAGCGGTAAAGTCTTATGTATACATGAAAGTCAAAATCGTTTTTGACCCTCCTCAAAGTTCGGCTGTTATGGAATGTATGAATAGAATGATTAGCGAACTGGAGTTCAGAATCAATGTTGAAGCAGAATCAGAGTAGAAAGGTAGGTGATGAAATGGAAGACAACGTGCTTGTGCACCATGGGATAAAAGGGCAGAAGTGGTATGTGCGTCGCTACCAGAATAAAGATGGAAGTTTAACTCCGCTTGGCAAAAGACGAGCTTTAAAAATTCAGGATGGATATACGAGATTATCCAATGGAGGCAAACATAAAGATGAAAATGGTGATTTGACATATAAGGGTAGAAAAAAAGCTCTTCGTTACAAAGAGCAGTATGCGAAAGTAACAGGTGGTAAGCAGTTAAGAAAGTTCGCATCTGTTAAAAAATCGAGTGAGACGACAAAAACTAAAAGCATCAGTGAAATGTCAGATGATGAAATACGAAGTAAGATTAATCGTATTAAACTCGAAAACGAACTGCGATCGCTTACACCAAAACATACAAGTACCGGTCAGAAATTCGTTAATGCTGTAAAAGATTCAGCTGCGAAAATAGCTAGAGATAAAGGAACAAAAATAGTAGGAGACTACATAGAGAAAAAACTTAAAAAATCGTTAGGACTCGATAACAATAATCGATCTGAATCAGATAGACTTCGAGAACGTGCTCAGGACTATGATAATAGACAGAGAATTGATCGTGCACAGAGATATTTCGGTGAAGGACCGTATGCAAGACATAGTTCTACGGATAATCATTCCTCAAATAGAGGACCAGACGTTTCACATATTTCAAATGCAGATTGGCATGATCGTACATCAACAAATGCCAATAATGGAAGAGAGTATGTTAATTCACTTATCAGACGAAGGAGAGGAAATTAATGGCTTTGTCTAACACTGCTACTCCTAAATATTACGGGAAATTTCGAGATGCAGTGTTGAGAGGTGAAATACCAGTTTGTGAAGAAATTGAGATGGAAATGAATCGAATAGATGCTTTAATTGAGAACCCTGGGGTTTGGTATGATGACCAAGCTATTCAGGGTTTTATTAATTACTGCGAAAATGAGCTTACGCTTACTGATGGCGAAGATTTGTATTTATTGGATTCATTTAAGCTTTGGGCTGAGCAAATATTTGGATGGTATTACTTCGTGGAACGAAGCATTTATGTGCCATCGAAAGACGGACATGGTGGTCACTACGAGACAAAAACAATAAAAAAGAGATTGATTACGAAACAGTATCTTATCGTTGCCAGAGGTGCTGCCAAGTCTATGTATGCATCTTGTATACAAAACTATTTTTTGAACGTGGATACAAGTACGACACATCAAGTAACCACAGCTCCTACAATGGCTCAGGCTGAAGAAGTTATGTCGCCGATTCGAACAGCTATTACAAGATCGAGAGGACCATTATATCAATTTCTCACTGAAGGATCACTCCAGAACACGACTGGATCTAAAGCAAATCGTGTTAAGCTGGCTTCAACTAAAAAAGGAATTCAGAATTTTCTTACTGGATCACTTTTGGAGGTCAGACCTATGTCCATTGACAAGTTACAGGGATTGCGTGTCAAGATAGCAACTATCGACGAATGGCTTTCTGGTGATATACGGGAAGATGTCATAGGTGCTTTGGAACAGGGTGCTGCGAAAGAGCAAAGTGGTGGAAAGAACGATGATTATCTTATTGTCGCCATCAGTTCTGAAGGTACCGTTCGTAATGGGAGCGGCGATACAATCAAAATGGAACTGATGAAAATTCTTAAAGGTGAATATAAAGCACCACATACTTCGATTTTTTGGTATAAGTTGGATTCTATCGATGAAGTAGCTAATCCGGCAATGTGGCTGAAAGCCAATCCGAATCTTGGAAAGACAGTCAGCTATGATACCTATCAGCTTGACGTTGAAAGAGCTGAAAATAATCCTGTTACCAGAAATGATATCTTGGCAAAGCGTTTCGGAATTCCAATGGAAGGATATACATACTACTTTACATATGAAGAAACGCTTCCACATCGTAAACGAGAATATTGGCAGATGCCTTGTTCGGTAGGAGGAGATCTTTCGCAAGGAGATGACTTCTGTTCATTCACATTTCTATTTCCACTTTCAAATGGAGCATTTGGAATAAAAACTCGCAATTACATAACTGAATTAACTTTAAACAAACTTCCATCGGCTATGAGAAATAAATATGACGATTTTATAAAAGAAGGAAGTCTTATTATTATGCCCGGAAATATTCTGGACATGATGGAAGTTTATGAAGATTTGGATAATCACATAGCCGAAACTGGCTATGATGTCCGTTGCTTCGGATATGATCCATACAATGCAAGAGATTTTGTTGAACGATGGGAAAGGGAAAATGGACCTTACGGTATTGAGAAAGTTATACAGGGTTCACGAACAGAATCAGTTCCATTAGGCGAATTGAAAAAACTATCGGAAGAAAGGATGTTAATTTTCGATGAAGATCTTATGACATTTGCAATGGGTAACTGCATTGTCATGGAAGACACGAATGGGAACAGAAAACTGATGAAGAAACGATATGACGCAAAGATTGATGCAGTGGCGGCTATGATGGATGCTTTCATCGCTTTCAAACTGAATAGAGAAGCATTTGAGTAAAAAGAGGTGAAAAATGAACGAAAACGAACTTATGCATTACGGCGTACTTGGAATGAAGTGGGGTGTACACAGAGCAAATAAATTATCAAGTAAAGCGGCTGGAAGTGTTTCCCGTTCCAAGGAACTGAAAAAACAAGGTAGAACAAGTGAAGCAAATCGAGAAATGGCGAAGGCAAAAAAATATAAAGCAACATCAGAGAAAATTACAAAGAAAAGTATAGAACGTTCAGGCGGAACGAAAGCATACGAATATAACAAAAATGAATCATGGGGAAAATCGATTGCAAAAAGTTCTATTATGGGGACTTATGGAACATTGAGATATAACGAATTGAGGTCGAAAAACATCTTACGAGGGAAAGCTTTTATAGTTGGAAAACTGGCTAACGGTATAAATTACGCTACTATGAACGCAGCTTCTATTATCGAACCGAGGTTAAGGGAAGAAAAAAATAAGAATCTCCTTAAAAAATACAAAATTATTTAAGGGAAATAAAACAACTAACTAACATAAGGAGTATCAAAATGGAGCTAAATATAGGAGCCAGGTTAAAACATGCTTGGAACGCCTTTACGAATCGTGATCCAACATACTACCAAAGATCTTTGGGAACTGGATACTCGGTTCGTCCCGATAGACCTCGACTTAGCAAAGGAAATGAGAAGTCCATTGTAACATCAATATTCAACAGAATCGCTTTGGACGTGTCAGCCGTTACGATTAAGCATTGTCGTATAGACAGTAATGGTAGATATATCGAAGATATTGACAGTGATTTAAACAACTGTCTTAATCTGGAAGCAAATATTGATCAGACAAGTCGGGCATTTATTCAAGACATTGTTATGTCGTTATTAGACGAAGGGTGCGTCGCGGTTGTCCCTATTGATACCAGTATTGATCCGGGAATAACCGATTCATACAAAATACAAACAATGAGAACGGGAAAAATAATTGAATGGTATCCGTCACACGTAAAAATCCGATTATATAACGATCGAAAGGGTGAAAAAGAAGACATCATTCTTCCTAAAAAGCAAGTCGCCATTATAGAGAATCCACTGTATGCGGTGATAAATGAGCATAACTCAACTATGCAGCGACTTATAAGAAAACTCAGTTTGCTGGATGCGACAGATGAACAGACGGCATCAGGTAAGTTGGATTTGATTATACAGTTGCCATATGTTGTAAAAACGCCGGCTCGCCGTGAACAGGCAAATCTTCGACGAAAAGATATCGAAGAGCAGTTGGCTGGATCAAAATATGGAATTGCTTATACGGATGGAACTGAGAAGATAACTCAGTTAAACCGATCTCTGGAAAACAATTTGTTAAAACAGATTGAATATCTAACCGAAATGGTATACAGCCAATTAGGCATTACTCAGGAAATTCTTAATGGCACAGCGGATGAAAAAACTATGTTGAATTACAACAACAGAACAGTTGAACCGTTTGTAGCATCTATAGTCGATGAAATGAGACGAAAATTTCTTACAAAAACAGCAAGATCCCAAGGTCAAACTATAACTTATTTCAGAGATCCGTTTAGACTTGTCCCTATTAACGATATTGCAGAAATTGCGGATAAGTTCACTAGAAACGAGATTATGACATCGAATGAGATAAGACAGATTGTCGGTATGAAACCGGCTGATGATCCAAAAGCAGATGAACTTGTAAATAGCAATATAACTCAACCGGAACAAGAGCAATACTCAGATGTTCCGATTGTGGATGATGAAAACTACAAAGAAGGAGAAATTCAAAATGGATAGTTTTGATTTTAGCGGGTGGGCGACCCGAAACGATCTCCTTTGTGGAGATGGTCGGACAATTCGAAAAGATGCGTTCAAAGAAAACGATGGATGTGAAGTTCCACTTATCTGGAATCACAAACACGATGACCCTAACGCTGTTCTCGGACATGCTATTCTTGAAAACCGAAATAATGGCGTTTATGCATATGGCAAATTTAATGATACCGAGCAGGGTAAACATGCTAAGAAACTGGTTGACAACGGCGACGTCCGATCATTATCGATTTGGGCTAATCAGCTTAAACAGATAGGTGGAGATGTTGTTCATGGCAATATTATAGAATTAAGTTTAGTTCTCGCTGGGGCAAACCCAGGTGCATATGTGGATTTTGTTATGGCACATGGAGCCGATGAAGAAGATACCTTATATGCATCATATGACGAAAATATCATGTTGTATCATTCAGCTGAAGTAGACAAAAAGGAAGGAGAGTCTAACATGGAAAAAAATAAAAATGAAGATCCCAAGAATGAAAAAACAGTGCAGGATATCATCGATTCGATGACGGAAGAGCAGAAGAATGTGATGTATAACCTGGTGGGACAGGCACTTGGCGAAAATCCAGACGAAGAGGAGGACGATGAAGAAGTGAAACATAACGTATTCGACAGAGAAGAAATGCAGCAGGGCAGTATTCTTAGCCATTCCGATGAAGAAGCAATTGTTGCTTTAGCCAAACAGTCAAATGTGGGGAGCTTGCAGGCAGCGATGGAAATTTATGCCGATGAACACGGAGACAGTTTAGCACACGGTGTATTCAGTGATGGTGATACTGAAAAACTGTTTCCAGAATATGAATGGCTTAAAAAAGGTGAACCGGAGACGCTCGAAAGAGATCAGACATGGATTGCGTCTGTAATCAACAAAATCCACAAATCCCCATACAGCCGTATTCGCACAAGACAGGCGGATGCCAGAATCGCTGAACTGAAAGCTAAAGGCTATCAGAAAAAGGGAAATTACAAACAGAATATGGCTGACATCAAGATGATTGGACGAACAACCGATCCGCAGACGGTTTATATCAAAGATGATATGCATCGTGATGACATTACCGATATTACAGACTTCGATGTTGTAGCATACCAGTGGAATCTTATGCGTCACATTCTGGATGAAACACTGGCGATGGCAGCACTTGTTGGAGATGGCCGTGAAGAAGGCGATCCGGATAAAATTCATGAAGATCATATCCGTTCTATTTGGAACGACAATGAACTTTATTGTATTCATCAGGATATTGACTTTGAAGCAGCCAAAACCAAACTTCAGGGCACCAATACAGGTGCAAACTTCAGTGAGAACTACATTAAAGCAGAAGCAATGATTGAAGCAGCACTGTATTCCAGAGAGAAATTCAAAGGAACAGGAACTCCGGATTTATATTGCACACCGCATCTGTTAAATGTGATGCTGCTGGCTCGAGATCTGAACGGTCGTCGTATTTATGATTCCAAATCTGATCTTGCGGCAGCCCTGAACGTTGGAGAAATTCATACAGTTGAGCAGTTCGAAGGTCTGGAAAGAACAGACACAAATAGTGAAAAGCACAAACTGCTCGGTCTGTTTGTAAACCTTGCTGATTATCAGTTTGGATCAACCAAAGGTGGAGAAATCACAAAATTTGAAGACTTTGACATGGACTTCAACAGATACAAATATATGCTGGAGACACGTTTATCCGGTTCTCTCACCAAGCTGTATTCTGCTATCGCTCTTGAAGAAAGGGTAGCTTAACAATATATAAAGGAGGATATCGTAATGGATAGAATTTTTCATCATGATGACACGATGTATGAAGCAGCAACCAAGGTTTATGTAAAAACCGATGGTTATGCATATTCCGACAGCAAGTGTACTGTAAAAATTCCGGCTGATGTACTGGAAGATCTGTTCGTAAGAGGAATGATTATTGTTGATTCTGCGGGTGTTATGTATAAACCGATTAGCTGTAAAACAGCAGCCAAAGTAATTACAGTTACATACGCAACAACAGATACTACTCCAACAGCAGCTAAACTTGCTACGGTAAAAGCAGATCCAGTTTAACAAGATCGAGAGGAAACGTCAAAATGGGTAAATGGTTTGGAAAAATCGGCTATGCGATCACAGGCGAGACAGAACCTGGATTGTGGGAAGATACAATTGTCGAACGCCAGTATTATGGAGACATAACGAGCGATCGTCGAAAACGTCAAACTTCTAACGAAGTCAATGATAACATTACTCTCTCAAATGTGATCAGTATAATAGCCGATCCATTTGCTTATGAGAATTGTTCAAACATGGCGTATGCTGAAATAATGGGCACGAAATGGAAAATCACAGATATTGAGATTCAAAGCCCAAGGTTAATACTGACGGTAGGAGGTGTCTGGAATGAGAACTCGACTGGAGCTTCAGAGTAAATTAGAAGAAGTTTTGGAGAGTAGACAGGTATACTACCAGCCTCCTTCGACAGTAAAGATGGAATACCCAGCTATTGTGTATTCAAAAAGTAATATCAGAACTACACATGCTAATGACGCAGTGTATTCGAAAATGAAAAAATACGATTTGATTGTCATTTCTAAAAGGCCGGATGATCCGGTCATCGAAAAACTTTTGGAATTGTCATATTGTTCTTATGAACGATCATATAAAGCAGACAATTTAAATCACGATTTATTAAGTATATATATCTAAAGGAGGACACGAGATGAGTAAACTCGAATGGGACAAAGTCGGTGAGCATTTTTATGAAACCGGTGTACGAAAAGGAGTTGTTTATCCGCAGGAAAGTGGTGCCTATCCGAAGGGTTATGCTTGGAACGGCCTTACCGCCGTTACCGAAAGCCCGTCTGGAGCCGAACCAACTCCGATGTACGCAAACAACACCAAATATCTGAATCTGCTTTCAGCAGAAGAATTCGCAGCGACTGTGGAAGCTTATACATACCCTGACGAATTCGCAGAATGCGATGGATCAGCAAATCTTGCACCAGGAGTATCTATCGGTCAGCAGAAAAGAAAAACGTTTGGTCTTTCTTATCAGACTCTGCTGGGGAATGATGTGGATGGAAATGATCACGGTTATAAACTTCATATTATTTATGGAGCACTTGCAGCACCGTCTGAGAAGGCATATAACACAGTCAATGATAGCCCGGAAGCAGTTGCACTTTCTTGGGAGCTGTCGACGACACCTGTATCTGTAGCAGATATGTTACCGACTGCCTCATTAACTATTGAATCGACCAAAGTCGATGCGGCTAAGCTGAAGAAACTGGAAGATATTCTGTATGGTACAGATGAAGCTGAAGCGAGACTTCCTCTTCCAGACGAAATCGCGACTATCGTGAAAGCAGCTGCTTAATTAAAAACAACAATTAAATAAAATACAACAAAACAGCCTTATCTTTTTATTATTCACAAAGACCCTGCCTTGGAACCGTGGGGTCTTTTTTTTTATTTTTGAAAGGAGAAAATCATGTTAAAGAAGACAATTACATATACAGACTACAATGGCGTGGAAAGAACCGAGGATAAATACTTCAACTTATCAAAGGCAGAAATCATGGAAATGGAAATGAGCACAGCAGGTGGATTTGCAGAAATGGTGCAGGGCATTGTTAAAGCACAGGATGCCCCAGCAATCATGAAGATTTTCAAGGATATCATCCTCAAATCGTACGGTGAGAAAAGTCCAGATGGAAAACGTTTCATCAAATCCAAGGAACTGTCTGACGAATTTTCACAGACAGAAGCATATTCAGATCTGTTTATGGAACTGTGTACAAACGCAGAGGCATCAGCAGCATTTATTAATGGAATCATTCCGGCAGATGTTGCAGAAAAAGCCGCAGCAGAAGCTTCTGTGTCTGGGAGCTATATCAAAGCAGCTAACTAAAGATGAACGTATCGGAGGATTGAAGAATGTTAACCATCGAGATATCTAGCAACGAATTTTTTGACGAGATAAAAGAAGAATTCGTTACTACGAAAGCATGGACATTGCATTTGGAACATTCTCTTATCTCCGTTTCAAAATGGGAGTCTCGACATAATAAACCATTCTTTTCGACAACGAAAGAAAAAACTCATGCTGAGACTCTTGATTATATAAAATGCATGACACTTGATAAAAGTGTTGATGATTCGGTATATGACAGTTTAACGATGGCTGATTTAAAAAAAATCGAAGAATACATAGCAGCACCAATGACAGCGACTACGTTCTCTGATAATTCGAATAAACCAAATCGAGAGATCATTACATCGGAATTGATATATTACTGGATGGTCGCACAGAACATACCGTTTGAATGTGAAAAATGGCATTTAAATAGGTTGATTACTTTATTGAGAGTGTGTAATGTGAAAAATTCCCCTAAAAAGAAACGAAGTCGTAGAGAGATTATGGCAGAAAATGCAGCTTTAAATGCGGCTCGAAGAAAAAAATACAATACGAAAGGGTGAAAAAGATGAGTAACAGTCCACTTGTTTCTTATACGAAATTAAGTCCGAATAAAAACAGTAGTACTGCAAATTGCAGGACTCATAAAATAGACACCATCACGATTCACTGCTATGTCGGGCAAGCATCAGTTGAATCTATGGCGAGCTGGCTCTGTAATCCTAAAGCCGGTGCCAGTGCTAATTATGGAATCGGTGAGGATGGTCGCATTGTTCTTCTGGTTGAAGAAAAAGATCGTTCATGGTGTTCGTCTAATGCTGAAAATGATAACAGAGCAATCACGATTGAGTGTGCAAGTGATCCGGCTGCACCATACGCCATTAATACAAAAGTATACAAATCGTTAATTAAGCTTTGCGTGGATATTTGTAAGCGAAATAATATTAAAAAACTTTTATGGAAAGGCGATAAATCATTAGTCGGTCAGATTGATAAACAGAACATGACTGTTCATCGATGGTTTGCTAATAAAGCCTGCCCTGGTGATTATATCTACAATCGACTTGGTCAGATTGCAGATGAAGTGAATGCAGAGCTTGGAGTCAAAGTAAGTGCTCCGAAGAAAAACGACAAGAAAAAAACTGCAAAGACTTTTAAACCGTATTCGGTCAAAGTATCTATTGACGATCTTAACATCCGGACAGGAGCGGGAACCAATTATGCTGTTACTGGCCACAAAACAGGTCGAGGGGTGTTTACCATCATTGAAGAGAAGACTGGAAAAGGATCTGTAAAAGGATGGGGCAGACTCAAGTCTGGTGCCGGATGGATTAGTCTGGATTATACAACAAAGGTTAAATAAGGTGAAAAATGATAAGTTTCAGACAAAAGGGTGATTTTTCAAAGTTATCGAAATACTTTGAAAAAATGAAAGAGGCCGCAAAAATCGGTGTGTTAGACAAGTACGGTCGAGAAGGTGTGGCCGCCCTTTCGTCTGCTACACCGGTGGAATCAGGTAAAACGGCAAGTTCGTGGTCATACGAGATTGAACGTCAAAATGGAGCAGTATCCATTGTATTTAAGAATTCAAATGTGAATAAAGGTGTTCCAATCGCTATTATTTTACAACTCGGTCATGGCACTGGAACCGGAGGATGGGTTGAAGGTAGAGATTATATAAATCCTGCTATTCAACCCATTTTTGATAAATTGGCGAACGAAGCCTGGGAGGAGGTTATTAAGGCGTGAGTAAAACAGTTGATGAAAGAATCGTGGAGATGCGATTTGACAATGCTCAATTTGAGAAAAACGTTGCCACAAGTATGTCCACGCTCGATAAGCTGAAGCAGAAATTAAAGTTATCAGATGCTTCGAAAGGTTTCGAAAACATTAATTCAGCTGCTAAAAAAGTTGACATGAATGGACTTAGCAGTGGAATCGAAGTCGTTTCTGCTAAATTTTCAGCATTGCAGGTAATGGGCGTTACGGCACTTGCGAATATTACCAACTCCGCGGTGGATGCTGGTAAAAAGTTTGTTTCCGCCTTAACAACTGATCCTGTCAAAGATGGTTTTACAGAATATGAAACCCAGATGAATGCAGTGCAGACAATCTTGGCGAATACCCAAAAAGAGGGTGCGACCATAAAACAGGTAAATACCGCATTAGATAAGTTGAATACTTATGCAGATAAGACAATATATAATTTTACGGAGATGACGAGAAACATCGGTACGTTTACAGCTGCTGGTGTAAAACTTGACACCTCCGTATCTTCTATAAAGGGTATTGCCAATCTTGCTGCGGTATCAGGATCAACGTCGATGCAGGCATCCACAGCCATGTACCAGTTATCACAGGCGATTGCGGCTGGTGCCGTAAAACTTCAGGACTGGAACTCAGTTGTAAACGCGGGAATGGGTGGACAGGTATTTCAGGACGCTCTTATTCGTACTTCTGAGAATCTTCAAACCGGAGCTAAATCAGCTATCGAAGCATCTGGTTCATTCAGAGAATCGTTGAAGGACGGTTGGATTACTACAGAAGTTCTTACGCAGACTTTGGATCAGTTTGCAACAGCAGCCGAGACTCAGAAGGAATACGAGGATGCAGTTAAGAAATTCATAGACCAGGGATATACACAAGAAGAAGCTAAGCAAATGGCGGATATGGCTCGAACCGCTGGTCAGGCGGCTACGAAAGTCAAAACTTTCAGTCAGCTGATTGATACGCTTAAAGAAGCCATGGGATCAGGATGGACCAGGACATGGCAACTTGTTATTGGCGACTTCGAAGAAGCCAGAAATATGTGGTCTAAAGTCAGTGATGTGCTTAGCAATGTTATCAATAAATATTCGGATGCCCGAAATATACTGGTTGAAAGTGCACTTGGTAAGGGATTCAGCAAGTTAACTAAGAAAATTAACGCCATAAGTGGACCAGCTGAAAAAGCAATGGATTCTGTAAATAAAGCAGTAGAAGCAGTATCCAATTTCGATGATATTGTCACGAATGTTATCCGTGGTAATTATGGAAATGGTCAAGAACGATTTAACGCTTTATCTGAAGCTGGCGAAAACTATTACCGGATACAGAATAAAGTAAATGAAACACTCGGAAATAGTTATCGATATACAGAAGAACAGATAAAAGCTCAAGATGAATTACTTGGCACACAGAGCAAAGCGGCTGACGGAACAGAGGCAGAGACGGATGGAACCGTAAAACTCACCAAAGAAAAAAAGAAGCTTATCAAAGAAATTACAAATATGTCCGAGGAGCAGATGAAGGCTGCCGGATATAGCGACAAACAAATCAAAGCATTTCGACAGCTTAGAGAAGCAGCTGACAAAATTGGTATGCCGTTGGATAAGTTCATTAATAAGATGGACAAGATTACGGGTCGATGGTTACTGCTGAATTCGTTCAAAAATATGGCGAAAGCTCTAGTAAAACCGCTAAAAGCAATCGGTGGAGCATGGCAGGAAACGTTCAAGCCGGTGACGGCTAAAAACTTGTTTAACGTTATAGCAGGTTTTCACAAGTTTACAGCATCACTGATTATATCGAAAGACAATGCTGAGAAACTTAAACGAACGTTTAAAGGATTGTTTGCAGCTATAGATATTATCAGAACAGTAGCAGGAAACGGACTGAGTCTGGCTTTCAAGGCTGTATCAGCTGTTTTAAAAGCATTTGATTTAAATATTCTTGATGTTACCGCTAATATTGGAGATGCCATTGTAAAATTCAGGGACTTTTTATTTAGCAATGATTTGATAAATAAAGGATTCCAGGCGTTCGCCGAAAGCGTCAAAATGGTGGTTACGGTGTTGAAAAGTTTATTCGACGCTTTTATGAATTTACCTACTGTACAAAAAGGATTGAATAAAATTAAGGAAGGTTTCGAAAAACTGAAAGACATGGATCTATCAGAAATCGGACCGAATTTAATTAATAAATTCAAAAACATCAATTGGGGTGAAGTTGGTCAATACGCAGTAGCGAAAATTCGAGAAGGCTTTGGACTGTTAAAAGAAGTCAATTTAGTTGAAGTTGGCAAAAACATAATCCAGGGTCTTAGAAATGGACTTTCAGATGGTGTAAACGTAGTTCCTGAATTACTTATTACTATAGGAAAAAATATAGTAGAAGCGATTGAGGGAGTGCTGGGAATCCATTCACCGTCCACGGTAATGTTTGAAATTGGAAAAAATGTTATACAAGGATTGATTAATGGATTAAGAGAAGGACCGTCAAAAGTCATCGAACTTATACAGAATTTAGGATATTCAATAGTAAAAGCTTTCGGGGAAATAGGTTCAAAGGTAAGAGACGTTCTCGAAGATGTTGATTGGAGTAAAGTGATTGCAGTGTCAGTAATTGCTGGAATTCTAGTTGCGATAAAGAATATAAAAGACACAGTAGATAAATTTGCGGCACCATTTGAAGGTTTGGGATCTATCTTTTCATCTGTAGGCAAGGTAATAGAAGATTCAAATGAAAATATCCAGACAATCCTTGAGAATACGGGAAAAGTTGTCGGTAATTTTGCAAAGGTGTTAAAAGCACAGTCATTTAAGATAAGTGCCAGTGCTATAAAAGATTTGGCGATTTCAATAGGAATTCTGGCAGCATCTATTTATGTTATAGCTCAGCTAGACGTAGGAAAAGTATGGAACGCTGTTATAGTAATAGGGGCATTGGCTGTTATACTTGGTGTTTTATCGTTTGCGTTAGCTGAAATAAACAAAGCTTCCATAACAATAGGCGAGAACAGACTTAATGTATCTGGACTTAAGACTGGATTGATTGGACTTGGCGTAGTACTTCTGATGATGGCTGCTGTCGTTAAGATAATCGGGAATATGGATCGAGATCAGGCAATACAGGGATTCAGTGGTCTGATTGTAATGGTTGGTCTATTAGCAGGTGTTTTTGCAGCATATGGAATGTTGATTAAAGGTAAAGCTGCACAGAACATGGATAAAGCAGCTATTATGATGAAAAAAATGGCAGTTGCTATGCTTCTAATGGCTGTCGTATGTAAACTTGTTGGAAGTCTCAGCGAAAGCGATATGCTGAAAGGTGGCATATTTATGGTAGCTTTTGCTGTTTTTGTCACATGGATGACTGCTGTAACCAAACTTGCTGGACGAAGCGTCGATAAAATTGGCTCCATGATGGTCAAAATGGCAGTTGCTATGGGGCTTATGGTTGCCGTTTGTAAACTTGCAGGCAAGTTATCCGACGCAGAAATGTTTAAAGGAGCCTTGTTTGCTGCTGGGTTCGTAGTGTTTGTACGTGCTCTCGTAAAAGCTACCACGATAAGCAGCGATGCACAAATAGCTCAAATTAGCGGATTATTGATGTCAATGTCTGTATCCATGATGCTCATGGTTGGTGTATGTAAGCTTGTAGGGTTACTCAGCGTAGGTGACATGGTGAAGGGAGCTTTCTTTGCGGCTGGTTTTGTGGTCTTTGTAGCTGCTTTAGTCAGTGTATTGAAAATCGGTAACGAACAGGAAATTGCAAAAGTATCCGGCACCATTTTAGCAGTATCTGTTGCTATAGGTGTTTTGGCTGGAGTATGTATTCTCCTCGGAATGATTGATCTTGGAAGTTTAACAAAAGGCGTTATCGCAGTTGGTCTTTTGGGAGTACTCATGATTGGATTGATTCGCTCTACCAAAGGAGCCGCTGATGTTAAAGGAAGTATTATCACAATGGCGGTAGCTATAGGTGTTATGGCCGCAGCAGTTGTAGTTTTAAGTATGATCAAAACTTCTGATTTAGCTAAAGGAGTAGCGGCAGTAGTCGCTTTAGGAGTCATATTATCTCTGATGATTCGGTCAACACGAGGTGCTACAGATTGCATGAAAAACCTCATAGTCATGACAGCAGCTATAGCTGTGATGGCTGGTGCTATTGTGGCTTTATCATTCGTTGATGGTAAAAAGTTAGCTGGTGCAACAGTTGCTTTGGGAACACTTATGGCGATGTTCGCATTGATGGAAAAGGCGTCTGCATCCGCAACAGGATCTATGAAAACTATTTTAGCCTTAACTCTTGTAGTTGGTGCTTTAGCTGGAATTCTATATTTTATATCCAGTATGCCAATACAGTCGTCCATTGCATCAGCTGTGGCATTATCTACGCTTTTGTTAGCTATGTCAGCATCTATTCTTATTATAAGTAAAGTTGGCGATGTTTCCAAAAGTGCCATAGGTACACTGGCTGTGATGACCGCAGTAGTAGGTGCTTTGGCTGGAATATTGTATCTTTTACAAGATTTACCGATTCAGTCGACATTGGCGAATGCACTGGCATTATCTGGATTGATGGTTGCATTGTCGACAGCATGTTTGATCCTTGGAGCGGCTGGAAGAGTTGGAGGAAATGCAGTAGCCGGAGCTGCTAAACTAATGGCAGTTGTAACAATCGCAGGAGCACTGTTAGTAGCTGTTGCCGGATTAATCGATTTGATTCCGGGAGCAGAAGAGTTTCTTGATGGTGGAATTAAAATACTCGAAAAGATAGGTTACGGACTCGGTTCTTTTATAGGAAGCATTGCGGGCGGATTCTCGGCTGGAGCTACCTCTGGTTTACCAGAGATCGGAAATAACCTGTCAAGTTTCATGGAAAATTTGAAACCATTTATCGAAGGGACAAAGAACATTGATGATTCAGCATTGGATGGCGTTGCAAAAATCGGCGATATGATGTTGAAACTTACCGGAGCTGGAATCCTTGATTGTATAGGAAAGTTCATCAATTTTGGCGAATCTCCTATGAAATCGTTTGGGGAACAGCTGCAAACGTTTGGGGAAGCAATTAATTTACTTCTTGACACTGTATCAACCATGAAACCTGCTGATGATGAAAAATTACAAGCAGTTGCTGATATTGGAAATATGTTTGCTGCTTTGCAGAACGCAGTGGCACCAGCTGGCGGATTGTTACAGGCTATAATCGGAACAAAAAATCTAGGAAATTTAGGCACACAAGCATCACAATTTGTAGATTCGTTGAAATCAGTCGCAGATTCATTACAAACTATAGATGATGAGGGATTATCGAAAGTATCGGCAGTAGCGAAAGCTGGAAAAGCATTAACGAAACTTCAAGAAGCTGTTGAACCAGCCGGAGGACTTCTTCAAAAGTTGACCGGATATGGTGACATGTCGAGACTTGGAAACGAGACAACGTCGTTCGTTTCGTCATTGACGGACATAATTCAGGAAGTAGCTAAGTTTAATGTTTCGGATTTGGAGAAAATACCAGCGATAGTTAAAGCAGGGAAGGCATTGGCGAAGCTTCAAGGAGCAGTGGAACCAGCAAATGGATTTCTTCAAGCTGTGTTGGGATCAAAAGATTTATCCGTCCTTGGTAATCAAGCATCCGCTTTTATCACATCGTTAAAATCAGTAACAGACGATTTGAAAGATGTTAGTGACACTGATATAGAAAAAGTTAAGTCTATAGCAAATGTGGGAAAAGCGTTG